TAGTTTCTCAATATCATGTAACATTTTTTCAATTTGTTTTTCCATAAACTCTATTCTTAATTTGTTACTTGTATTCATTTCTTGGTTCTTAGTTAATTTCTCCGTGGCCTTATACAAATCCTCAATCAACATGAATTGCTCAGAATCTGCGGGCAATGAACCCATTAATCCTCTTGGCCATTTGATTCTAAATTCAGTATTTTTTTCAAGATCAGATTCCATTAATTTTAATCTTGTGTTATGTGTGTTTTGCGTTTCAATAACACCGAAGTATGCCCAGGTGCCGATTGCTACTAACCCAATCAAACTGGCAACCGTCTTCATAGGCATCTGAACTGCAGCCTCTTCTGATATTTTTAATGGTTTGTTACTCATTTTCGTATGTTATGTCCGTACTGTGATCTTTTTCTTTTTTGTACGTTCTTTTGCAAGTACACTTTTCGCAGGTGCACACACCATATTCATCTGCGTGAAGATCATTATCTTCACCGCAATGACAAGGATGAAAACATGTCTTGCAAGTGGTCATTTAACTAGACCAAACCCACTTTATAAATTTTTTCCAGGGCCAGCAAATTATATTCCAAACCCATTTTAAAGTTTTTTTAATCATTTTTTTTCTCCTCTATTTCATAGAAGAACTTATCCGTATCTTCTGTACGCCAAGCTCCGCTATCTTCTACGTTCCATTCGTTAGTTTGCACTTTCCAGTCAGGAATATTATCTTTCACAGTGAAAGAAGGTAAATCCCATATACATCTATTGTTAGGTTGTGCTGCAAAATTGCCATCATCTAAGGCAATTATGTGAGCGCACTTATGTTCGTGCGGTATTTCCGAATGGTCGGTATCTAGTATATTAGCATCTGGGTGAGCCCAGTCAATAGTAAATAAATATGCACCATAGTGTTTCTTTTTATCTTTCCCAAAATAATAACCTGAAGCTGCGCTTAAAATAGACCAATGAGTGATAGTAGGATAGTAAGAAAAACAATTCCAAAGCTCCAATTCATCAAGTCTTCTTGTGGGCACTCCGGATGGTTCAAATCCCTTTTGAATAAACGCGCTAATTGGCAGGCGATAAAATATTGCACCGTTACCCATAAGAGCGTGAAATAGTATAGCACGGCCCCCCATACTAGTAATGCCAAAGATAATACACTCTTCAACTTCTCCATGGCCTTTTTTAAGATCATATAAATATTCCTTCCTAATTTGTGCGTAAATAGTTGGTATGTTTGCGTTTAGATAAGCCATAATTACTCCTCATTTTACATCACCCCATGTAGGGCCTTTTTCATAATCAACTTTATTTTTGACAGAAAGTTTAACTGCATCTTGCATAATTGCAATAATTTTTTGAGCCTGGTGTTCTGATTCAACAGATATATCAAGTTCATCATGTACTTGTATATGTGGTGTAATACCTTCATTATATAAATCTAACATAGCTTGCTTGGTCATATCTGCCGCAGAACCCTGTATTAATTTATTTAAAGCTTTGTAAGTATAAGCTCTTCTAATTCTATCTTCACCATATTTTCCTCTAGCTTCTTCATAGGTCATAGGTGCTCTTAATTCTCCTGGAGCAAACCTTGCTTCTTCCCATTTATCAAATCTACAAACTCTACCTGCAATGGTTTGAATCTCTCCGTCTCTCTGTGAATCTCTCATAGTTGCATCCATCAAACCTTTTACAAAAGGTACACTGTCATGATAGTTATTAAAAAGTTTATCAGCTTCTTCTTTACTTTCTAAGTCTAAAGACTGTTGAAGTTTTGCTTTTCCCATTCCATAAAATAAACCTAAGTTAATAGTCTTAGCTTCTTTTCTTTTTATGTTTGCAAGTTTAGCAACCATTCCATGAAAGTCCATTTTGGGGTCTTTATTAAACTTAGAAACCATTTCAGTTACAGACTCAGAATTTTTTAAGATAGGGTGTTCAGCTGCGTAGTGTAAAACTAATCTTGGTTCTTGCTGTGAATAGTCAAAACAACCCCAATCACAACCTTGTTCTGGTATAAATAGACCACGAATTGCAGGACCTAACAAATTGTTTCTTGCAGGTATTTGTTGTAAGTTTGGATTAGAATATGAAAAACGTCCGGTTACAGTTCCACCTGCGTCTGATCTTAATTGATTTATGTCAGCATGAATACGTCCATTGTGCTCATGTTTTAATATTGTATCTATAAAAGTTGTGTGCGCTTTGTTTAATTCTCTAGCTTCTGCAATGTTTTTTACCACTGGATTTTCATGGTTTTCTAGTGTAGCTTTTGTAAATGATGGCGCGTTACTTTTTGCAGTTCTGGAATAAGGTAGTCCAAGGTTGTCAAATACTTTGGCGATCGATCTTGCTGCCCATATCTGCACTTCTACTCCTGTTACTTGCTTCACTTTTGCAAGGCATAGCCCTTCTCTTTTCTCTAGCACATGTTTCAGTTGAATCGCTTTATCGACGTCTACTCGAACGCCCTTAAATTTCATATCTACCAACATAGGAAACAAACTTGTTTCTAAGTTAAATATTTTCTGTAAGTTTTGATCTCTTATTTGACCTGAAAATTTTTTAAACAATTGTAAAGTTAGTTCAGCATCCGCTTCAGCATATGCTCCAACCATTGATGCAGGGAGTTTATACATTTCAGATTTTGCATCTATGCCAGCTTTGTCTGCTGCATCTTGTAAAGCTTTTTCATTCTTAACCTTACCTAATTCTATAAAAGATAATGAATTCAATGAGTAATACAACCTGTTTTCATCTAGTACAGCCGCCATCATCATTGTATCTACAATAATTCCATTTATCTTTACGCCGTATTTTCTTAACCAACATACGTCATACATTGCATTATGAAATATTTTAGGACACGGTAAAGCACAAATACTTTTAACCCATTTCATTACAGATTCTTTAGCAAAAAAATTACCTTGCTCATGACCAAAAGAATAATATCCGGACCAACCATCTACCGCAACAGCTACTCCAATTATTTCACCATCACCTCTTACAGAACCCGAACCCATTTTCTTTAGGTTTGGATCTCTTGTCTCTAAGTCAATTGCTATGTATTTATAACTACTTAAATCTTTAAATTCGTCTGGTGAGTTCCACATTTCTTCGTTAAATAAATTCTCCATAATCCCTTTCTAGAATCATTTCTAAATAATGTATTGCCTTTTTAATATCGTAGTGTTTTCCTTTCCTAGAATGTCTGCAGATATATTTTATAGCGTTACCTTCTGCAAAAAGCAACTTGTTTTGATTTACAAACTCTGCTGGTTGAATCTTAAAATCTTGATAGTGATTCCCCTGAACTTGTTTGTCTAGTGATTTATATGACATACCCTGTACCCTCCTCTGATTGTAGTAAATAAAGTCTTTGTTTAGCACGTGTGACACCTACAAAAAATAATCTATGTTCATTGTCTGGTGACTTTTCAAACTCACCTTCAATAAAATTACTTTGATATTCATCTGCACCAAAATCTGTAAATAAAACTACATTTTCACATTCTTTTCCTTTCGATCCATGTAGAGTCATTATCTTTATGTCAGCTTCTTTCATAAGATCATAATTATTTTGTATCAAATGTTTCATAAAAACTTTTGTATCTTCATCAAAGTCAAGATGCTCCCAACTACCTTCAACAAGTAAGCCATGATCTTTCTTTAGTTCTTCTAGAGTCACAGAAAAAACACTGTCTAAAGTTTTACCGCTGGCAAAACCTCTTTGTAGATGACCTAGTTTTACTTTTAAAAAAGAATACATTACCTTGACATCTTTTGAATCAATACTTGCACCGTTGTTTAATCTTTTCCAGGTAGAAAATGCTAACATAGAATTTTTATCTAAGTATTTATCACCTACAAACTCATACCTTAAACCTTTCATATACAAATGGTCCCTTGCTTTCTCACAAAGTTTATTGGTTCTACCGAGTATCATCCATTTACCTTTTGAAAAGTCTATGTTTTCTAATGATGTTTCGTAATTGACTTCACCTTCCTCGTCTCTCGCTTCCCAATTCTTTGTCCTACGTTCATTGAGTCTATCTAATATATTTAAAGCCACTCGATGCACGCTTCTAGGTACTCGTCTCGATTTAACTTGTTCGTCGATAGTTCCTTCTAGATTTATAAATGTAGATGCATCAGCACCTTGAAACCCGTAGATAGTTTGATCATCATCACCAGCAATAAAAGATCTTTGACTTAGTTTTTCTAATTCAAAAAACATATCCCATTGCAACGCGTTTAAGTCTTGAGCTTCATCTAAAAATATAACATCATAAAAACTATCTTTAGTTTTTATCTTATCCGTAAACAAACCTATCATGTCATAAAATTCTATGACTCCTGTGTCTTTTTTATATTGCGTTAGTGCATCATCTATTTTTTCTGCAATATGTATATCTGACCAACCTGCCATACCTTTTTGTATTGCAGCCTCATTCAAAGATATTTTTTTATTTTTTGCATAATCTCTTGTAGTTAAAATTGGATCCTTAAATCTAGTTTTACCGGTTGTTGAATCAATACTAATATCAGTATTTAATTTAGCTGCCATTGGTTCATAAAGTTTAAATTGATTCCATTGACTATTACCTCTTAATAGTTTTGCACTTACATCTATATTTAATTCTCTTACACCTAATGCATGCATAGTTCCTATATATCCAAGTTTTTCTTTAGGAAATAATTCTTCAAATCTTTCAGTAGCTTCTTCTGCAGCTGCTTTACTAAAAGTAATGTAACAAATTTTTTTAGGATCAGTTTTATTTTCTTTTATTTCTTTGGCCATATAGTGATTTAATAATCTATACGTCTTTCCGGTTCCTGGTGGTCCAGGTATTACTGTTCTATTTTTCTTTTCCATGATGGCTCTTGACTTTCATATTTTGCTTTCTCTGGTTCAACAGATACAATCTTTAACATTTTAAAGCAACGCACTGTCTTACCACTTATTTTTGGATAATCCTCTTCAATCTTTAATTGAGTTTGTAGTTTTTGTACTACTACATGTTTTGGATATCTTTTATCTGGCCATTTATTTTTTACTAAATGTTTCCAAAAATCTTTCATTTTAAAATAACTATAATTATCATCACTGTACGCAACACCTCTTTGAATGTCATTTATATCTTTACCTCTAACTTTGTTTACAAAGTCTTCCATGTATTCTTTCAATTGATTATCTATTTTTAAATCTTCAGTAGCTTTTAGATCTGTCTCTTGTTTTTCTTGTAAGAGTTTTATTAACATCTTACGCCATATAATTTTAGACATAGGCATTTGTGGTCTATTAATTTGTTCTAAACACGCCATTGAAAATTTATCTGGCTCGTGAAGAACTGCAGTTTCAACCATTACTGTTTGTCCATCAATATCACAAAAGAATAATGGTGGGTCCGAATTATATTTTCTGATTGCAGATATAGTTTGTACCGGTGCATCATCATCACCTACACCATATTTTTTTGTTACACACAGTTTAGAATTACAAAAAGATACTAAAGGTTCATCTTTACATTTATAAAAATAATCTTTGTTATCTAATGACTCTTGAGTCTTAACAAGTTCTGATGCATTGATAGGTGGTTTAAAATATTTTAAATTGTAATGATTCATTTTCTTTTTCCAAAGATCATCTTCAGAAAATCTTTTCTTTACGTACACTCCTAAGTTATACATAGTTTCATTTCTCATTCCTTCACCAACACCTTCAGATAAAAGCGTAACCAAACATGGTGGCATTTCAAGAAAATCATCTTCTTCTGTTTCTTTTAATTTTAAATTATTAAATTGATCTACACTTAAAACATTTTTTTCATAGTGTTCAAAAAACGTTTCAATATCTAATATTGGCTCACCATTATTATTGAAGGCATATCTAACTGTATTTTCTAAGTTGTGATAAGGTAAGTTTAAAAAACTACCTACATCACCACGATCAATATTTATCTTTTCTTGTTTTGGAAATATCTCTGCTCTTGCATGACCAATAGCTGAAGCATATGTTTTTAATTTATCTCTCATCATAACTGCAGGCACAGGTTCTTTTGTAAATAAAAATAAATGTGCACCACCAGATTTTGATCTAAATACTGTTAGTGGTATTTTTTTCTTTTTTAAATCATTTACTATTTCTTTGTGATCTAAAGGATATACATCCCAGTCAATACATCCCCATATACAAGTATTGTCTCTTCTTATTGGAATTATACCTAATGCAGGTTCTGTTCCTTTTAAATGATCTTGCCACATTTTATCTGTAGGCGGCTCAGTAATTGTTTTAGACCTAGTAATACTTTTACCTTTTGCAGATACCTCACCTGTTTTACGAGTCTCACCTCTAGCTATGTCTAAGCCTTCAAATATACTTTTAAATTTTTTTAATATGTCTGTCATGTCCTGTCCTGTCTGTCGATTGCATGGGCGCTTTGAGTCTCCCCTAGGCGCCCACTTTTCACACTATTTGCCGGCGAATGAGTTGTGAAACTTTTTCGCTCTTTCGTAGAGTGATGCGTTATCAATCATAGCACCGCTTACAACATTAAAGCCATACCATTGATTACCTTTTCCACTGTTAAGTACAGAAGACAGGACATATTTATGACTGTAAGTAGCAGGAGTGAAAGGACCATTTTTGCCTTCAAGTGTAATTGAAGCCATCATTGAATTCCATTTTCTACTCACTTTACCTTGAGAAGAACTCATAGAGATTAATGCAGGTTCTGTATTTGCACCATCAACAATTAAAACAAAATGTTGACCAACTGTTAGAATGTAATTACCGTTTTCAAGACGATCTTTACCTCCAGTATCTTTAGTTGTTTTAGATAAAATATCAGAATCATGACCAAAAATATTTTCTGGTCTTCCTGAACCTGTACCAAAGTCTGCCCATTCTTGAAACTCAAGTTTGTAATAGCAGGGTACAACCTCTATTCCTTCAGCACCGTTATAACATTTTTTAGTCACGGTGTTTAGGAACATTCCTGGTTCAGCACCTTCAACGTAATTTTGATTACGCTTCTGAGCTTCTCCAGATCCGTTTTGTAAAAGTTTTAGAATTGGTAAAGCCAGATTTTCTGTTCTTACGTTTTCTAAACCTTGTGCTGCATCCGCTTCAAATAAAATATCTGAAGGCAGATTTTCTTTTTTTATAGTTACTTGTTTCTCGTTACTCGTTTCCATTTTATCTCCTTTTGATTTTTGTACTGTTACCCGCGTAGATTTTAAAAATGTCAGAAGGCATCTCAAGATTATTCTCAAGACGCTCTCTGACTAGCGCTTTAAGAGTTACAGCATGAACCGTTTCGCGCTGAATTGGTTCAAAGCCATTACTCTTTGCAAGGTCTGCATATTGCAGCGCCTTGTTATCTTCGTCCCGACCAAAGGTAACGGTAATATCATTTTTAATAATATCACCTAGGCCGTTATCTCGAAGCCATGTAAAAGCTTTATCCTTTCTATCTAAAAAATCAGAATCACTTTCGTTTCTGCCTTTTGCAATAGAAGCATAATAAAATGGTTTAAGTTCTATAGACTCACCATCTTTAAGCTTTAATTTTGTAATGTTCATCTCTTGCATCATCTTAGGTATTTCTACCTCTGATAATACTTTAGACTGTTCTTTTAATTTTGAAATACTTTTTTCTGCGTTTTCAATTTCGTCTTCAATATTTTTTAATTCAATAACTTTATTAGATAAAGAAGCTGCAGCATCAATTTGCTTTACAGATTCTAATCTATCGTCTTCATAATCTATACTCATACAATTCCTTTCATGGATTGTATATAATCCTAGACTTTTGTTTTGTCAATACTAATTTTTAAATAAATCTATTTCTATTGGATAATAAGTTTTTTCTTGTCTATCCCACTTTAGAAATTTAAACTTTCCATTTGTCATATCAGACACAACTGAACATATAACACCTATAGTTGCAGGGTCACCTGACAATAAAAGATAATCGTCTGACGTGTAATCTTTTAAAAGTGTTCTAAGTTTTTGTATTAATGGACCAGGAGAAAGTATCATTTGAGAATACATAGGTAATAGAGTTTTTATTTCTCCATACTTTGATGCACCCATAACATTATATTTGGGTTTACCGGTTTCTCTATCTGTTGGTATTTCTTGAGTTAAATAAACTTTAGTCATTGACTTTCTCTTTT